ATTCAACCTCTCACTCAGATAACGCTAAGAACGGCTATGACCAAGTCGTAAGCGATGGCACTCAATATTGGATTATAACACACGGACATTAAAAATGGCAATAGTAGAAGCAATAAATATACCCATTGGGGTTACAGGACAACAGTCAGTAGATTCTGCTGCTAACTCTTATGAGGACTTAGGAGATGCAGTTGCAAAAACCCAACTCGAAGCTGAGAAATTAGCCCAACAGTTTGGTATTAATGACAAGCGTACACAAGAGGCTATTAAGGTAGCAGGTCGGTATAAGCAACAAATGGAGGAACTCGACTTTGCCATAGATGGGGCAAGGGGTGGAGTAGACCAATTGTTTAGAGCAACTCAAGGCGTAGCAGCAGGATTTGAACTTGCAGCAGGTGCTACTGCTTTATTTGGAAGTGAATCAGAGGAATTACAAGTAATATTAACGAAGGTACAGGGTGCAATGGTATTCTCACAAGGTCTAAGAGACCTTAAAGAATTTGCACCTGCGATGCTTTCAGCAGCGAGAGCAACACGAGAATGGTTTTTGTCTTTGACCTTAGTACAAAAGGCTTTTTTAAGTTTAGGTATTGGTTTAGTTGTAGATTTAATTTATCAGCTTTATAGTCAATATAAAGATGTATCAGAAATCAGTAAAGAGGCAGCACTAAATCAAAAAAAATATAACGACCAAGTTAGAGACTTAAGAGAGGAAATAACTAAACTTGGAGAAACACAAAGAGAGACAATCGTTAGAAACTTAGAAGAATACGAGCAGCAATATATTGAAGTACAGAAAGAATTACACTACCTATATGAGCAACTAAGATATCAAGAGACGGAATTAGAAAAAAAAGAACATGAGGAAAGAATTAATAACACAGTTCTGGCAGGTATTAAAATAACTCTTGAAAGAAAACGATTACAAAAACAATTAAAAGAAATTGACGATAAGGCAGCCGCTGATGCATTAGCAAATCAACAGAAAGTCAATAAGAGCAAACAAGATGAGTTAGATTTACAGAAAAAAATAAACCAGGAAAGAGCTAAGACTTCTGCTGAAATGGCAGAATTTATGAAAAAGCAAGAGGAAGTAACTGGTCAGAATATTGAAAATGTAACTAAAACTAATCAGGCAACTTTAGATAATTTAAATGTAACCCTAAATACAATAGATGAAAGGCAAAAAAGCTCAATTGAGTTAGCGAAGTTGTTTATTGGTGCTTATGGCGAGGATTTAAAAAATACATTCTCTCAAGCACTTTACGCTATTGATGATATAAGTCAATCGTTTGCAGGTAATGACGAGGCAAGACAAAAGAAGGCTTTTGACCTTAGTAAAAAACTCGCTATTGTACAAACAAGCATTGCAACTATTGAGAGTACAGTTCAAGCATTTAAGGAAGCACAAAAGAATCCATTAAACCAAATCACGGCTGGGGCGTATGCAATTTCACAAGCAGCAATAGCAGCAGCCTTTGGATTAGCACAAGTGCAACAAATCAGAAACCAACAATTTACTGGAGGCACAAGACCAAGCGTTCAAGGTGGTGGTGGCGGTGCAGGTCAAGCCGTACCAAGATTTAACGCACCAAGCACAAGGTTACCAGGAGGAGGTGAAGAGTTTAGTCAGGTTAGGCGTGTATATGTAACCGAAAGAGACATAACAAACGTTCAGGAGAAGGTGAAGGTAACCGAAAAACTGAGCCAATTCTAAAAAAAGTTAATTATATATAGATGGAGTTACCCGTATACAAATTAGTTATAAACCCTGACGATGAAACGGGAGTAGATTTCGTTAGCTTAGTTACAAGCCCTGCAATAGAGAGAGACTTTGTATATTTTAACGAGCAGAAGTTTGTAGAGCCAAGAGCAGGAGAGAGCGAAGATGATTTTATAGGTCGTTGTGTTCCTGCGGTTATGGCTGAAGGCAAAGACCAAGACCAAGCTCTTGCAATCTGTTATACTTACTATGAAGGCAAACAGGCTTTCTTTGATGATTACCCAAAGGCAGCAAGTCAGAACGCTCAGAGAGGTATTAACCTAAATGAGAAGTTAGGCAACGATTGTGCTACCTTAGTGGGGAAAAATCGTGCAAGACAATTAGTAGCTCGTGAGAATCTATCTTTAGAAACAATCAAACGTACTTACTCTTACTTGTCAAGAGCAAAGGAATACTATAACCCTAATGACACCGAAGCCTGTGGCACTATTTCCTATTTGCTTTGGGGCGGTGATGAGATGTTAGGATACACAGAGCGTAAACTTGAGCAGTTAGAACTGAACAAGGCTAAAAAGTTTGAGGCAAAGTTTGAGATTCAAAACGAAGAGAAGCGTATCATATTTGGAATGGCTATGGAAGCTGACAAAAAGATTTACCGCTATGATGAGGCAAGAGGTGAGTATTATGTTTACTTTGATAAGCAGACAATATTTGAGATTGCTAAGAAATGGGCTAAGGGGGATAAGTACGATTCTGTAAATACACACCACAACGCTGAGACCAAAGGACTATCTTTATTTGAGAGTTATATCGTAGACCGTGAAATGGGCAAAATGCCTCCTAAAGGTTATGAAGAGGTTGCCGATGGTTCTTGGTTTTTATCTTATATAGTAAATGACGATGAGATTTGGGCTAAGGTTAAAGAAGGTGAGTTTAAAGGTTTCTCAGTAGAGGGCTATTTTGACTTTGAGGAAAGTGCAGAAGAGCAGCAAATGAACGCTATTATGAACGCCCTTAAAAAGGCAGTCGAAAAGTGGAACGGCAAAAACTGAGCCAATAATCAAAAAACACTAATTATATATAAAATGAACTCTAAAGAAGTATTAACAGAAATCCGCACCTTACTTGGATTCTCAGAAGAGAAGCCTAAAGAGGTCGAGATGGCTACCGCTATGTTAGTAGACGGTACAGTTATCGAATGGGAAGGCGAATTGGCAGTAGGAACTGCTATNTTCGTTCAAACTGGTGAAGGTTTAATTCCTNCNNCTGATGCCGTTCACGAAGTAGAAGGCGGTATGCTTGTAACTACTGAGGGCGGTGTAGTAACCGAAATCGTAGAACCNACAGAAGTAGAAATNGAAGTNGAAGCNNNTGAGTTTGCTTCTCTTGAATCTTTCAATGAATTNGCTAACCGCTTNGCTGAGGCAATCGCTCGTGTTGAAAAACTTGAGGCTGCTTTNGAAGCNAAGAACGCTGAGTTTTCATCTATGAANGAAGCATTNGGNAAGACAGTTGANCTTGTAGAAAAGGTTGCTGAATTACCATCTGAAGAACCAACTAAAGCACCTGCAAAANTTTCTAAGAAAGAAGAGCAGTTTGCNAACATTTTAAAAATCGCAAAACAACTAAAAAACAAATAACATGGCATTTAACGTATCAGCCCTAAGTAACTACACTAACGAGCAAAGCACTGAGTTAGTAGTAAAATCCCTTTTCGGGAGCAAAACCGCTGCAGTTCTACAGGCTGCAGGTCAAGTACAAGTAGGTGTAAAGTCTGCAGAGGCTTTNAATATCCTATCTTCTGACGTATTCTTTCAAGCCGATGGTTGCGGTTACACCGCTTCAGGTAACACTACTTTNACTCAGCGTGTTATCACCGTAGGNGCTATCAAAGTTGAAGAGACTTTGTGTCCTAAGACTTTAGAAGCTAAGTGGATGCAGACTCAAATTGCACCAGGTTCTCCTGAGGCAGTTCCTTTTGAGGAGCAAATCGGTAGCGAGAAAGCATCTCGTATCGCTAAATTATTAGAGGTTGCAATGTGGCAAGGTGATACTGCTACTTCTAACACTAACCCTAACACAAATCGTTTCGATGGTTTCAACAAAATCATTGACGCTGCTTCTGCTTCAACTGTTGCAGGTAACACTTCAAGTGCTACTGCTATCACTGTTGCAAACGTAGAAGGTTTAGTAGATGACATGTACAACGTAATCCCTGCTGACATCGCTGATGCTGATGATTTAGTATTGTTCGTTGGTATCGACACTTTCAAGAAGTACACTACTGCTCTTCGCAATTCTAACTTGTTCCACTACGCTGCTGATAGCGAAGGAATGGAAATCATGATTCCTGCAACTAACATCAAGATGATTGGTGTAGGTGGATTGAGCGGAACTGACCGTATGTTCTTAGCTCGTTTGTCNAACT